TGTTGACTGTGCGATTGCTAATACGTTCAGCTAGGTTAAAGTCTGTGTTCTGCAATGTGCCTTGTTTAAATGCAAAGAAGTAGCCTGTGTTGGCGCTGGCAAAGCCTAACTGGTCATTGCGAAACAAAATATTAAATGGTGCGTTGGGCACAGGACTTGGTTCATACAAGTAATCTCTACCAACTGACGTAGAAGTAATTGCTTCAAATGGCATGTTCACCCCGTCAACTGTAGCTGTGTAAGGAATCACAGGCAAGAAGCCAGGAATCAAATTTAATGCGTATTCATCAGTGCGCACACCTAGCAAAGTTTGACGATTGCCTGGACGACCCACACGTTGTGTATCAACCATGGCAGCATTGATAATAGCAGTGAACTGTTCTTGCCAGTCTGGGTTTGTAGGATCAGCCCAGTCCACAGTAACGTTGGCCAAGTTAATGCCGTTGTAGTCCACAACGTTTTCTGTTGTGGTAACATTGAATACTTTCAACAAGCCTTGTGAGGCTGTGTTGCGCTTGGGGCTGTAGCTAACTAGATTGGCAAGGCGCACAACTGAATCTCTACGTTCAGCTGTGTCCATGTAGTTTTCGCGAGTGTTAAGATCAGTACGAAATGCAAGACTTTGTCCCATGAACGCAATAATGTCCAAGAGCGCAATAAATTCACTTGACTCAATGTAGTCATTGAATGTTTCTGGATAATACAGACGTAGATAGTCTACAAAACTCTTGCGTAGAGTTTCAAAATCGTAGCTTTGAAAGTCTGCTTCTCTATACGTTTGATAGATTTGCTTCCAATCTTCTACGCCAAATATTGCTGTTTGTCTAGTGGTTGTTGCCATTGTTCTGTAACCTCAGAGTATTTATGGTTACTAAAAACGGCGTAGTTATACGTAGGAGGCTTTGCGCTGTTGTTGATCAAAAAAGATGCTGAGTATTTCAGCGTTTTGTGTGGGCACCACTGTGAGTTGCACTTCAATCAAGATGCCATTTTCCTGAGGATAGCTTTGTACATCGCTGATGAATATTCTAGGGTCACCGCCTGCTACACGTTGTACTTCAGCGTTGATTGAATTTTGTGTTTGTGTTGTTTGTGGTTCAAACACATAGTCCCATAGCACTGTGCCATATGCAGGTCGGCCAGGCAACTGGCCTTGACGTATGTTAAATGCATTCAACAGGTCACGTTTGATCAGTTCAAAATCTGTCAGAGTGAACTTTTTGTACTGATCTATAGTGTTAAACCCAATGAATGTAGTCATGATAATATTTATATGCTTTGTATATCAGCTTTGAACCGCTGAATATTTGTTATGTCTTTGTCCAGCAGTTCTATCAATAACTCAACATTGACTATGACCAGATCAATTTTGGTAAGGAATGCTGGAGATGTGCTGGTGGATTTTAGTGCTTGTAGGCTGGCCAAGGCTGCAGTTGCTTCACTCTTTAGTGCAGTTATTCTGGCTTCTCTAGAATCCACTGTGTCAGATGTTAGATCCTCACTAAAAATGTTATTGGCTTTGGACTCAACGATTGCAACATTCTGACTGATTGTTTTTAGTGCCAGTGTTGCTGCTTCGTCAAACACTCCACCACTGTAACTTAGTTTTGGTATTTTTTCGTTACCAACAACTCGTCCCAAGGCGGCGTTTAATGTAGATCTGTTGACAGTATTTGACGATCCAGTGATTGCTTTGATGTTCAATGTTTCGTTGCCAATCTTTTCATCAACTAGATTAACTGCAAATGCTCCGTCTTTGGCCACTTGGTTAAAACTGTCAGTAACACTTGCGGGCAATCCTGATGCTCCTTTGGCCCAGGCCAATGTATCTGTAACACTCTTGGCTGCGTTTAGTGCCACTCCGCTGAGTAGTTGTGGGTTTAACTTGTCGGTAGGTAGTCCAAGCGTGGTAAGTTGTGCCACACCAGTGGTCATGAGGCCTTGTTGAATCTTATTCTGTGCCGCTGGATTGGTTAACAAATTTTCTACTTGATTTATACCATCTTTGCCTGTCCATACTGACGGACTTTTAAGCACTGATGTTAGTGAGTTTTGTCCAGTTGACAAGTATTTGGCAGCAGTTCCTGGTTTGACGTAGCCTGCAGTTTCCAACTGATTGGCGTCAAGGCCAAAATTTCCCACACCTACAGCATTGGTCAACAGGTCAGATGGTTGTCCTGTCAGTTTGCCAGCCTGTGCTAGAACACCAGTGACTTGACTGGCATCTATAGATCCAATGCTGGTTAATCCAGGTAGCTGTTTTGCAAAGTCTCCAGGATTGATGCCGTTCAGCACTGGCAAGTTGGTCAACGCAGAAGTAATTCCATTGGTGGCCTTGCTGACCAATGCTCCTAGGCTGCTTATCCCTCCAGCTAATTGTGCTTGTGCACCTGCAAGTCCGGAGGCAGCCTGTGTGGCAGCACTAAGAACATCACCTGCTTTGAAACCTGTTAAGCCCCCAGTTTTAACTTGTTTTTCAAATATTGCCTGTGCTTGTTCTCTAGTGAGAGTAGCTGGACCTTCAATGGTAAATTGTTTAGCGGTGCCCTCTGCATCGCTTGGGGATTTCACATATTGTTCTAAATTAAATGTATAACTTGCCATGTTATTCTGCCCTTATTTCAACACCTGCAGGAACAGGCTCAGCACCTGGTGGTGGTGTAGGAGTACCTTCTTCTAAGTTTACTTTGACGTCAACTCCTTCATTGTGATAGCTGTAGGGTTCATGTGTAGGAGCACGGCTCACAATACTTTCAAGTCCATCAGGCAAAGTCTGCCAACCAGTGCTGGTGTTAAACTCTGTGTCATCCATAACAGTTTTAACCAAAGGTCGTGGAGCGGTAACTTCTGCGGCACTGGGGCCGTTGAGGTCAATTCCGCCTGCGGAAAATATCAGAGTGCCGCCACCATTCCACGATCCGTTACTGCTTTGCAAAGCCAACGAACCATCAGATTTTACTCCAATGTAACTTTTGCTGTAGAGCTTTAAGTTTTCTTGTGCTGTAGCAGTTAAATTCATTTCTGCTTCAAGAGTGATGTTTTCTTTAGACTTGGCATTGATATTACGGCCGGCATACATGTTGATATCACGATCAGCATGCAAGTTGATGTCACCTTGTGTGCGTACATTAACTGAGTTGGTGCTAAAAATATCCACAGTGCCTTCAAGGCCAAGTTCAATCCATGTTTGTCCATTGGCATGTATGATGTAGAAGAAGTTGCCTGAATCACTCATGGTAATTTGATGGCCTTTGGCTGAACGCAATCGGAACAGAGCATTGTTGCCATCAATGTTGCCATCGTCCATGGTCAGTGTGTGCCCACCCATGCGGCCAATAACTTTCACGTCTTGTGGTTTGAGATCGCCTGACCCAATTTTGGTGCGTATGTCGCTGGGACTTGCACCTCCTTGATAAATTGCAATGCCTGGAGTACTGACACCAAACACGGCACTAGGTGATTCGCGTTGGCTTGAACTGCCAATAGGTCCACGTTCAGGATCATTGATCAATCCCTGTTGAAACATTGCCGCTGCCAGCACACTGTGTACAGGCTTGGCCTGATCAAAAAATCTAGGATTGTTTACCACCCCAAGATTGCTGTCGTTGATTTCAGTTACCGGGGCTTGTGTGGCTTTGTCAAGATATGTCTGTTGATTGACATTAGCAGGATCAGACGGTACAAAGTTTGTGGCAGCACCAATAGCAGGAATCATGTGGTTGATACCTTGCTCAGGTACTACGCCAATGTAGTATCCCTGATCTCTGTCACCATTAATGAATATACAAACCACAGTAACACCCACATCTGGCGGAGTAAACCACATGCCGTAACTGTTTCTGTTACCCGGATATGTGCCTTGATCTGAACTGGTACCTGATTTGGGTGTTGCACCATAAAAACTGGGCAAGTAATCAACTGTGGTCCACTTGGTAGTGTCGTTCATGTTGCCGTCATTAAAATTGTCAATAAACACTTGTAGTCGGCCACTACGAATAGGGTCAATATTGTTCATGACTATGCCCAGGAACGGGCCACCTTCAGAAGGTACACCACCACGATCAAGTTTGTAATTGCCTGGGCGGCCTCTACTGCGTTGTGTATTTTCTGACATTAGAAGTCTCTTTCAATTTGCTGGTTAGATGGTATAGTAACGCTGTTTGGATCCAGGGTAACGTCAAGCCCAATATTGGTATTGGGATCAGCATTGGGATTAAATGCACTTTGTACATCTCCATTGGCTTCCAAGAATCCAGGTGCTGGCAGGCCCTTGATACCAATATTTTGTCCGTCACTGGTGGGTGCAGATTGTTGTGCGTTGTCTACCGCGGCATCGCTATTGGGCGGCGAGCCTGGAGAATCATTAATTGGTCGCGTGTTGTTAATACTTGCTGGTGCCTGTATTGGACCTGCACCAGTGTTGGTATTAGGATCACTTGCAGGATCTGTAGGTCTACCATTGGTCTGATCAGCCACT